AGTTCATTACATACGCCGAGTTCGGCAAGAAACTTCAACCGCTTGGCGTAGTCGGCAATCGTTACACGCCGATACAAAACAAAGACGCATTTGACATGCTCAACAATATCGTTGATGAGTCAGGTGCTAACTATGACAGCGCAGGTATCATCAATGGCGGTGCGCGCTGTTACATCACGATGAAAATGCCGCAGAGTGTTCAGGTTGCTGGTGGTGCTGATGTGATTGACACCTACCTCAACTGTTTCAACTCGCACGATGGTTCTTCATCGTTCCGTATTCAGGTGGCGTTCCTACGCCAAATCTGTACCAATGGCTTGACAGGTATGGTCGGTGGTTCATCTGTAACTCTGCGTCATACTGAATCAGCCACGCTGAAAGTTCAGGAAGCGCGTGACGCTCTCAGCATTGTGTTCAAGCAACAGGAACAATTTGAGATTGAGGTTCAACGACTACTTGATACCAAGATGACAGACAACGAATACAAGAAGTTCATTGAGGTCCTCATTCCCGAACCCAAGGGTGAAGCCACCGAGCGCAAACAGAATTCAGTAGGACGCGTTCGCGGTGAACTCATGGGATTGTGGCGAGCCGACACTCAGGCTATTGTCAAAAATACTCGTTGGGCTGCTTACAACGCAGTCGCCGAATATGTTGATTGGTTCAAGCCTGTTCGTGGTTCTGCTGAAAACAAAGATTCACTTCGCGCTGAACGCAGATTGACTGGTGAATCCTCACTAAAGAGCCGTGCTCATGAATTGCTTTCAGCCTGATAGAAGCCTTAGCGAACAAGGGTTGGGGGTAATCCCTCAGCCCTTGGCTGAAAACGACTCTAAACGGCTGCTACGGGCTTTATTTGAGCGTGATTTAGACGCGGTGGGTCGCCTCAGTTGCGACAGCGTGAAACTGTAAAATAGGACGCCGACCAAGGTGGTCGGTGTAATGAGTAGGAAGGCAAATATGGCAACGAAAGTATCAGGCAAGTCAAACAAGAAATGCGAAGGTTCATTACAGAAAAGTAATTTCGCTTCTGGTAGTAAAAATCCTTGCCCGATATGTGGTCACAACACCACAACAAAACGCGATGGTGTTCTACGCAGTCACCCTCGCCGTAAAGTGAAAGAACCTGCGTAACAAACTAACGAAAGGGTAATCATGTTATATCCAGTAATACTTTATGTTGTCGCAGGGTTCTTCGGAACCCTGTTGGCATTACGCCTCATGGCTATTGACGCACAAGAATCAAAATCAAACTTGACTCGGCGTGGTCGTATCGTCACCGGTATCGCATTCGGTCTGTTGATTGGCGCAATCGTTGTGCTTATCAATGGCTCATGGTGGAACTGTGACGCAACGACATGTTCATTTACTTGGGGGTACTAATGCAAACATTTCTACCGCACGAAAACTATGGCGTATCAGCGCGTTGCTTAGACGATAAGCGTTTAGGCAAACAACGCGTTGAGGCATGGCAAATCGTCAAAGCACTTCGCGGTGATTACAACGACACAGGCGCATGGGTCAATCACCCAGCAACACGCATGTGGGCTGGTCACATCAACGACCTATGTAACTATGGTGCTGTTATGTGTACCGAGTGGGTCAAGCGTGGTTTTCAAGACTCGTTGTATGACCAATTTACTAACGCTATTGATGGCACCGATGCCACACCTTGGTGGGTCAATAGCGAGTTACTTCATCTAACGCATCGCTCTAATTTGATTCGCAAAGATTCAGATTATTACACCTTTGATGTGCCATACAACATTCCGTATGTATGGCCGTTGATGGACGAGCAAGCGTTCCGACTAGGTACATTCAAAAAAGGAGATAATCTTGACATGATTGGCAACAATCTCGTCTATTTGACAAGCAAACAAGTAGCGGAACTGCTTGGCGTATCACCCAAGACAATCAGTTCATACAAGGCTCGTGGTCAAATGCCCAAGCCTGACCGCGAGTATGGTCGCACTCCGCTATGGAAATACAGCACTATCCAAGAGTGGCGTAAAGATTTACGCACACCAATCAAGACAGAAAACTAAACCGAAGGGAAGGCATACATGAGTACAACACTCGCAATAACAGGTGACCAAAAGTATTGGTCACAAGAACAACTGTCAGCACTCAAACAACTTGGGCTGAACAACGCAAGTAACGGCGACCTTGCCGTATTTTTTCATCAGGCACAAAAGACAGGACTAGACCCATTCGCTAGACAGATATACATGATTGAACGCGGTGGTCGTTATGGTATTCAGACAAGTATTGATGGTCTGCGTATCGTGGCACAGCGTTCAGGTGAATACGCTGGTCAATCTGGTCCGTTCTGGTGCGGTGAAGATGGCAAGTGGGTTGATGTATGGCTCGCTAAGACGCCACCACTAGCAGCAAAGGTAGGCGTGTATCGTCAAGGCTTCCCTGAACCGCTCTACGCGGTTGCTCGCTGGGATTCATACGCGGTTCCTAACAACCCTATTTGGCGCAAGATGCCTGACCTCATGCTGGCTAAATGCGCTGAGGCGTTAGCACTACGCAAGGCGTTCCCGAATGACCTATCAGGCATATACACCGATGATGAAATGAGTCAGGTTGATACTGTCGTCATTGAGGAAACACCTAAGCCACAGAAGGTTGAGTTGAAAGCAGTTGTGAATACTCCTGCCGAAACACTCAGTCCTGAAGAAATGCTGACAATCATGGAAGACATGGAAGCATTGAAAAGCAAAGAGGACATTCGTGCATATTGGAAAAAGCACGAGAAGATTCTTGACACAACAATCCCCGGTAGTAAAACAACGCTACGCGAACTGTTGTTAGGCATGGTCAAAGACCTCAATGGCTAAGTTATTACCGCCACATGTTCAAGACACAATGATGGCTTGCTCACGCAGGTTATTCAACGCATCTCAAGACGGCGATGTGGATTTTGCCCTCGCCGTCATGAACAAAACCATTGAAACGCTATCAATCGCGGTAGCGTATTTATCTACTCAGGAAGGGAGTAACAATGGAACTCATTGAAGACTATTGCCATTGGTGCGAGGAACGGCTGACACGAACACCTGCCCTCGCGATATGGATTGATGATGAAGGTACTTCTATTTGCCTATTTCACCCAGCAAATTTTGACGCTAGGAACATGAAAGCAACAGGCGAACAGGCGTATCATCAAACGATTGAGCAGGTTCATGATGTAATCATCGCTGACCATTATCGCCACAAAGCGATGCGCAATCGTGAACCGCTACACGCAGTTGAGGATAATGTTGTAGTTCAACTGCCTAAGAACGCACAGCGCACAAGTGTCAAGGCTCAACAGAATGCCATGATACGCGCTGGTTCTTTGCGTAAAGAAGTATATGACTTCTACATACAACGCGATTCTGATGGCGCAACTGATGAAGAAGCGCAAGCAGCATTGGGCATAGATGGCAACACTATGCGTCCAACGCGTGTCAGTCTTGTCCGTGATGGCTACATCATTGATTCAGGCAGACTACGCAAGAACAAGAACGGACACGACTGTATTGTGTGGGTAAATAAACTCACTACTGGTGTTCTGTTCTAATGAAGAACGAATACTCATGGCGCGATGGGTGGGCATTGACATATCCGCACCCAGTCACACCGAAGGTTCGCCCTGAACCAATCACGCGTTGCTTATATTGCGGTGCGTGGATAATCATGAATCAAGCATGTAATACATGCGGAACGGAAAGCAAATGACGATAACACCTGACAGAGTAGAAGCGCGACTATACGAATTGAGCAAAGAAATTGATGCTGCTCATGATGAGTTAGTCAAAGCAGAAAAGGCATATCACACAGCGAAAGCACGATTTGAAATACAGATTGCGCATGCTCGCTTGAATATCGGTATGAACAACTTGAAGTTACGCGTTGGCGATGTAGCAGATAAAGCACTTACGCAATGCGAAAATGAATGGTTCGATTTACAACAGGCTGAGGCATTAGTCAAGGCTGCTAGAGCAAACTCAAACCGAGTACGCACACAAGTAGATATCGCTCGTTCTATTGGAACCAGCGTTCGCGCTGCGTTGGAGGTCTAACATGCGCAAAAGGGTAATGATGTTAGGAGCAACTTTATTGTTGCTCAACACTATGACTATTCCTGCGCATAGTGATGTATATGTAATCGTTGATAGCAACAATGTAGTCGTGAGTGGCGCCATAGTCTGTGACGCTCATGTTTGCGGCGACCCTAATTCGTTGTATTCACGATTGACATTGAAGACTGGCGAGCGTTATGTTTTGCAAGGCAGAACAGATGCTCAGGGTAATAACTCAGGCATCGGCGCACAGCCAAATCAAATATTGGTTGTCAAAGAGGAAGCAGATAAGAATACTTTCGTTGCTGCGACAGCGACAACAATTACAACTATCGTGACACCCAAAGTAGTTGAATCAACACCTACTCCGCAACCTGAACCAATCAGTACACCAGCACCAGTAACAACACCTACGCCTACTCCGCAACCAACAGTTACGGAAACTACAACTGTCACAACAGTTGATACATCAACAGTTACTATCGTTACTGATTCAGCGACAGTAGTTGTAACACCTGAACCCACACCAACAGAAACGCCTGTTGAAAATAACTCAAACACAGGAATTGATTTATATTCTTGGGCGATTTTCTTTGACTGGTTACGCGAATTTTTCGCATCGTTATATCTAATCAACCTCTAATAGAACAGGAAGGGTAAATGAAAGTTAGACAAATCAAAGAAATCATTGAAGGTCTGTCAGACGATACAGATATGTTTGCGTGTGTGTTAGACAGAGCCGAAGCCGATGATTATGTAGAAGAAACATTGGAACAGACTAAGTTGTCTGATGATGAATATGTTGAACTGTTACGCCGCATGGAAACTGATGATGGCGTTTGGCAGGAAGTATTCAACGCTTGGCGATATCACATACAAGACCTAATGGAAAAACGAGAGAAGGGTGAGGTTGATGTCCATAGCAAATGAACTAATCAAGATGGTCACGAGCGCAAGCAAATCTGATGCTCGTAGCAAGCAGAAAAACATTGGACCATCTGAAATAGGTGGATGCCGACACAAGGCGTGGCGTAGATTGAACGGAGCAGAGATTACTAATCCGAACACGCTACGCCTCAGCGCAATTATGGGAACGGCAATTCATAATTACATAGAGGAAGCATTCCGCCGTCAAGACCCATTTGAAGAACGCTATTTGATTGAAAAAGAATGGCAGTCTGACGATGGCATGATTGTCGGTCATGTTGATTTATACGACAAAGAAAAGCATGAAATCGTAGATTGGAAATCAACTAAGAAATCTAATCTGCGTTATTTTCCTAGCAAGCAACAGCGTTGGCAGGTACAGATATACGGCTGGCTAGTTGAACTTGCTGGACACAAAGTTGATACTGTTACGCTGGTATGTATTCCGCGTGATGGTGACGAGCGCGATATTGTGTATCACTCAGAACCATTTGATATCAATGTTGTCAATGAGGCTATGGCTTGGCTCGGTGAAATCAAATTCGCCGATACGCCACCTGCGCCTGAGAAAGAAGCATCGTTCTGTAAGTTGTACTGCGGTTTCTATGATGAAACAGGGCAGAAAGGATGCGCTGGTCGCCCAAAAGCAGAACTGGAAGGCGTCGTTATTGAGGATAATGCGATTGACACAGTCGCGCAGGAATATCTAGAAATAACAAAACGAATCAGCGAACTTGAAGAACAGAAAGATTCTATCAAGGCTGTATTAGAAGGCGTCAATGGCATCACACAATCAGGTATCAAGATTGCGTGGTCGCAAGTTGCTGGTCGCAAGACAATAGATGAAAAAGCCGTAGCGGAACTGCTCGGTACTGTGCCCTACAAGTACGGACAACCAACTGACAGATTGGCGGTGAAAAATGTTCGAGCATGATTGTGCTGGATTGAAAGTTACCGGCGAATATGTAATGGCTTGTAAATGCTTATCTGCTGATATGTATATCAAAGTCATGACATACGCTCGTCAAGAAATCATCAGAGAAATTGAAGCATTCGCTGGTGATTATCATCATCACATAGAGGGTCGTGATGTCGTTATTGTGGAACAACTGATAAATTTCCTACGACCGATAGAAGGGAAGGTTGAAGATGGGCTGGGTACGACTTGATGATAACTTCGCAGACCACCCGAAAGTAATTGCTCTCAGCGATTCAGCGTTTCGTCTTTACATTGAAGGATTGTGTTACGCCAATAGGCAACTCACCGATGGTTTTATACCCTCGGCTGTTTACACAAAACTCAGCCGTGAAGATGATGCGCAGTTCCTCATTGAGGCTGGATTGTGGGAAGAAGTTGATAAGGGTTATCACATTCGTTCGTATGACGAATATCAACCGACTCGTGAGAAGGTTGAAAGCAAAAGGGCTGAGGCGCGTGAACGCTTGAAGCGTTACAGAGAGAAACAAGGAAACGCAACTGAAACGCAAAAGAAACGCCACCCCCAACCCAACCCAACCCAACCCAACCCAAACTCATTAGATATAGATATATCTAATGAGGTAGAGGTCTATGAATCGGCTACACCGATTCCGCTACCACGCGTGAAGTCTGCTTTAGATTCTGTTACAAGAATCAGCGATAAATTGGCAGACGCTAGAACGCAAGGCATCAACGCATGGAATCTGTCTAGGCTGGTTGAAGAAGAATGGGATTCGTTACATGCCAAGAATGAGATAGGCGCGTGTATCGCGCTGACTGCTTGGTATGTCGCAGAACTACAATCTCGCAATCTAACCTCAGCAGAGATTAGTCGCATCGGGCAAATGACGAAGCGATTCGGGCGTATCGCATTACTTGCCATTGACGAAGCAGCGTCAAAAGACTTAGATGATTTGGTGAGTTATGCGTTCAGGATAGCCCAGCGTATGTACGCAGATAGGAAAGCATGATACTAGAAAACGGATATGAGATACCCGAAGGCTATGAGAGCATGAGTTGTTTTCATAATTGTGGGTTTATCATTATTTGGCAATCGGGCAAACATCAAGGAGTGGGCGAGAAAATGGATGCTCATCTTGAAGAATGCCCATTCAAACCGAAACGAAGTACATTCCGAACGAAGGGTATGTGATGAATCATTGTGGAAGAACAGGCTGTATCTGTACGCATACAGAGCCATGCGAGTATGGTTTTATATGGGTAGAGTATTACGAAGACAAGAAATCCGTTACAAAAGATGGGAATACGAAAGTTACATCAGAGCGTTTTCAAGGTGTAAAGTTCTGTCCTACTTGCGACCCTGAGCGCGCAAGTATTCAACAAAGTTCCCGCGATAGTAAGGAACTCGGTGAACGCCTGAGAGCGCGTTCTACTGTATCTAAATTCAAAGCCTACGAAGAAGAAGAACGCTCCAAGACTAGAGCGTTATGAGGTACTTCAATGAGCACAATAAAACCGCTAGAAGGCTCTAGGAAGGCTCAGAAAAAATGGAGGGTAAAAGGGTTCGCCATAATCTATTTGACGGCTCTATTCACCTTCACAGCGCCTATATCGGCTACTACTTCCCCTACGCTTGACCCAGTCAAGGTCAAGAAACTAACAGACCCACGAACAATCGCACGCAATATTGCTCAGGTTGATTATTCATGGGGAAATAAACAGTTCACCTGTTTATCTAGACTGTGGGGCAAGGAGTCCGCATGGAATCCGAAAGCCGTGAGTCCAACAAATGACCATGGGATACCACAACGAAACATGCCAAACCATACGCAATCTCAAAAGAATGCTTTCCTCAACGACACGCGAGGACAGATAGTTTGGGGATTGAATTACATATCTATCCGTTACAATAATCCATGTAACGCATGGCAGTTTTGGCAAAAGAATCGGTGGTACTGATGGATTCATTCTTCGTGAAAGGGCGACCTGTTCCGCAGGGTTCGCTCAAGTTCATCAATGGTCGCCCTATTCACGCAAGAGCAACTGACCTCGCTGTATGGCGAGCAGACATAGCAAGAAATGCAGAACTTTCTGGTTACAGACCTGTTGATGGTGGCGTAAAAGTCACATGCGAGTTTGTTTATCTGAAACCAAAAACGAGTTTGCGTTCAATGCCATGGGTGAAACCTGATTTGGATAAACTAATTCGCGCAGTACTTGATGGCTTGACTGGCGTGGCTTATGCTGACGACTGCCAAGTAACACTTATTCAAGCAAGCAAATCCTACGGAAGTGCCGAAGGTGTATGGATAACGATTGAGCAGTTAGGTGTATGAAGCTACTTGAAGAAATACTGAGTGATTATCCTCGTGTATGGGAATACTACAAACACGATGCTGGTGAAAAAAACAGAGGTCCAAAGTTTTCGCAACGCTATCCGTTACCGTTAGCAACTCTCAGCATGATTCTTGATTTTCACAAATGGACACACAAAACTACATATCTTGTAGCAGGTGAATTACAACAAGCGTTACCTGTTCCTGTTCGTAGAACTGATGTAGGTCCATGTCCATTGGTCATGTCACGGATACGCTGGCTTGACTATTCGTGGGAAGAAATTGTCCGCAAGCGCAAATCATTATCTAAAACATTAGGCGATGAGATAGTCCATTGGCACACCCGAATCAGGATAAAAGTCAATGACGGCGACACTTATACCTACGAATCCGAGATGGCTTGTGAGAGTTGTGCGCACAGGTCCGTAATGCGTATCAACGATAAATTCGTCTGTGTCAATACTGGTTGTAAGAATCCTTTGACTGGGGAGTTCCGTACATGGCTCGCTCACTAGAAGTTTTGCGTGCGCTCGTTTGGTCACGGGCTAGAGGCTACTGTGAAAAATGCGGTGGTTCACTTCCAGCATCATGGGCGTTACATCACAGAAAGTTACGAAGTCGTGGTGGCGAAGATGAGATTACTAATTTCGTTGCGTTACATCATGAATGTCATAATTTGGCTACTGACTCCGTTCATAACAATCCGAAAGACGCGCTTGAAAAAGGATTCATGGTTTCAAGTTGGGCTGACCCTGCGGAGTGTCCTGTTACGCTTCCAAACGGAGATACTGTTATACTTACACAGGAAGGCACTTACAAATATCTAGAAAGGAAAGGCTATGGCTGGTGAGGCAATAGTTACTGTAATGGGTAACTTAGGCACTGATGCCGAATTCAAGAAAACACCAAAAGGAACACCTGTTACATCATTCAGTCTTGCGAATACTCCACGCAAACAGCAAGGCAACGAATGGGTAGATGGTGAAACAACATGGTTCCGCGTATTCGTATGGAATCGTGATGCTGCTGGAACTGCGCTCGCTTTGAAGAAAGGCGACAAGGCTCTTGTTACAGGTCGGCTACAAGTATCAACATATACAGACAAAGAAGGCAATTTACGCACCGCGCTAGAAATCAACGCTGATGGTGTTGGTCTAGTTCCAAAATATGCTCCTGAACCACAGGAACCTCGCTCTGATAAATCAGACGAAGAACCAATAGAGGATTTCCCATGGTAAAAAGCACATATTGGCAACTGGGCAAAGTAACAATTGGTGGTGGCATTAGTCAGCGTTTCGGTGTCGGCATCTGCATTGATAGATGGTCTTTCAATATAGATTTCGGTCCGTTTTGGATTTTCATTGAATGGTAGAAAGGCAATATGACCGAAGGCAACGGAATTATAGATAGCGAAGTAGCAGCCATGCTTCTGGGAATCAGCAAGAACAACCTCCGTCAGTTGGTTCACAGAAAACAATTAGTGCCAGTTGGAAGGCAATCTCGTAGAAATACCTTTCGGCTACAAGATGTGCTGGCACTACAAACACGCCGAGGCGAACTGGGTCAGAAGTAGGAATACTTCTACGCCTAAGTGTGTTACACTTCCTGCCAATGGGAGAAGTCTGTCCTGATGCGTTTCTTACCCTTCCGCGTCTGACAGGCTTCTTCTGTATAGCATCGGAGGCGATATGCAAACTATTTCAGTACAGATAGATACTCTCAAAGAATTTGAGGGCAATCCACGCAAAGGTAATGTCAAGGCACTTGTTGAATCATTAGAAGCCAACGGACAATACCGACCGATTGTGGTTCAGAAATCAACGCGTCAAATCCTCGCCGGTAATCACTTGTGGAAAGCAGCACAAGAACTTGGTTGGAAAACAATAGATGTTGTTGAGTTAGATGTTGATGATGCGCAAGCAAAGAAAATTGTTGCTGCTGATAATCGTCTTGCTGACCTTGGTGTATATGATGAACAGAAACTATTAGATTTGTTAGGCGAGATTGATTTAGTTGGAACTGGTTATGTTCCTGCTGATGTTGATGATTTGCTCGCACTCATTGAAGAAAAACAAATGCCTGAATGGAAAGTCGCGCAGACAACAGCACAATACGAGAATGTTCAAAAGCGACCAACACTAGAAGAACGCGCCGATAGATATGCGGAACGCACAATTAGATTATTGATGTGCGAATATCCTAATCCTCAATATGTATGGGTGATTGAACGCCTCACAGAGTTACGCGATAAGTTTTCGTTAGACAGTAACGCAGAAGCGATATTGAAAGTAATTTCTGAATATACAGGACAAGAGATACCATCATGACAACCGCAGTTGATACAGACTTACCCGTAGTCAAAGTCAAGCGACTCATTGACAAGAAAGCCGTGCGCGAAATGCGTGGCGAACTCGTACCTGATATTGAACCAAATATCACCGAGGCTGGTATTTATGTTGATGAGGAAACAGGCGAACCATTTATGGTTTATATGCCTATGCCTACTGACATGGTTCCTGAACTTCGCGCAGCAGTTCGCGATGTCAAATATTCATCATCAGGCGTAACACGCCAATCAACAGGCACAGAAAATCATTCACGCACTTTCGGTATGGCACCACGCAAACCATTTCAAACACGCGAAGCATGCCGCCCAACATCATTGTCATACGACCAACCTGATGTTCATAAAGTATTAGAGCGTACCGCAGATAGACTCTCACAGATTATGCGCAAGATTGCGCCTGATGTATATGACGCTGATGTTCAAGAAACCAGCGAAGTAGATAAAGAGTGGCGTATCAGCGAAGACTCGCTATGGACTAGCGGAGTTATCAACAAGACTTCTACGCTGCCTTATCACTATGACGGAAACAATTTTGATATGTGGTCAGCGATGCCTGTTATTCGTAGAGGCACACGAGGCGGAGCATTGTCAATGCCTGAATACGGATTGACGATTGAATGTCGCGATGGCTGGGTATTGTTTTTCCCGGGATTCCGTCTGCTTCATGGCGTAACACCGATTGCGCATGTAACAAAAGACGCATACAGATACACAGTTGTTTATTATTGCTTGCGTGGTATGAAGGATTGCTTCACCTACGCAGTTGAACAAGCGGAGGCGCGTAAAAGAAGAACAGAACGCGAGGTCGGTCTTGCTTCGGCTGTAAAAGGTGAAACGGAGTTCAAAGTCGGCAAACGCTGATGGACTTTGTTGTTGCTGTTCCCTCATACAAGCGTGAGGAAATCTGTCGTGACCAAACTCTCGCATTTCTAGCAAGACATAACATTGAACCTTCGCGTATATTCGTGTTCGTTGCCGATGAAGATGAATACATCAGATATCGCGCAACTATCGGACCGTCATACAACATTGTTGTCGGCGTGAAGGGCATATCATCACAACGCAAGTTCTATCTGAATTACTTTCAGAAAGGTACTCGCGTATTTAGTCTTGATGATGACATTGATGACCTATTGGAGAAGATAGGTGATAAATTAGTTCCTTTCGCTGGCAACCTTGTTGAGTTCGTCAATACGATGTTCGACATAACAGCGAAAGAACAAACTACGCTGTGGGGCATCAATCCTGTTCAGAATGCTTTCTTTATGAAAGATTATGTAACAGTTGGTCTGCGATTCATTTGCGCTAATTTTATGGGCGCAATCGCTGGCGACTGGGTTCATTGTGACCCTGAACGCCGCATGACTTCATCAGGCGAAGACCATCACAGCACACTCAGAGCATTCACTCGCTATGGTGCGGTAGTACGCGCCGAATATCTATGTCCTAAAACCAAGTATTGGGCTAAGGGTGGCATAGATGCTATGGTGAAAGAAACAGAAGGCATCAGCAGGGCGGAACGGCACTCCACAGAACTACATTGGGTTGAATCACGCTATCCCGATTTAGCCAAAGTCAAACTCAAAGATGGATTAGCAGTCAGCATGAAGTTGAAGCCAATAACCCACGCAAAGTACGGAAGGCTTCAGAATGTCTAGACCACTCAAACTCACACAAGAGTTACAAGAGCGCATTTGCCTCGCTATACGCGCAGGTAACTACTCAAAGATTGCTGCTGAAATGAACGGCATCGGCGAAACAACTTTCTATCGCTGGTTAGATATGGGGTCAAAGCCCAACGCATCTAAGATTTATCGGGAGTTTCGGGAGTCTATAAAAAGAGCAGAAGCGGAAGCCGAAGTTACGAATGTGGCTCGTATCCGTCAAGCAGCAGACAACGGAACATGGCAAGCAGCAGCATGGTATCTAGAACGCAAGCATGGCGATAGATGGGGTCGCAACGATAAGATTCGGCAGGAGATTTCAGGTCCCGAAGGTAAGCCTGTTCCTCTGTCGCTAGAAGAAGCAAAGAAGGCGGTCTTGGCATTTCTAGAAGAAGGCGATAATGAGTCAATCAATAGCGGAGAAGTATCAGCAGAAGAGCCGAGCGGAACGCCAACGCTGGATTGATGCGCTTCCACCGCAATTAGTTTATGACCTTGTTCGTAAACCATGGTGGTATATCGGCAGACCTGAACAGCAGGAACCCGAAGGCAACTGGAATGTTTGGCTTATTCTGTCAGGTCGTGGTTGGGGCAAAACAAGAACTGGTGGCGAATGGTTAGCCAAGCAGGTTATTGATAACCCGAAGGCTCCTGATGGTGTGCCGACACAATGGGCAATCATCGCGCCGACTTTCAGCGATGCGAAGAACATCTGCGTAGAAGGTCCTAGTGGATTCATCAAAGCACTAGAACACAGAGGCTTGAAGCGCGACGAGGATTACATCTACAACAAGTCCTCATACAAAGTAATTTTCAAAGACGGACAACTAGTCCACATGTTCGGTGCTGACTCTCCCGATGCTGGTCGTGGCTTGAACTTATCAGGCGCATGGTTAGACGAGTTAGCAATATGGCAGTATCCCTACGAAACATGGACAGAAGGTCTTGCTCCTGCGTTGCGTATTGGTGACCGCCCACGCGTAGTTGTTACAACAACACCAAAGCCAATCAAACTGTTACGCGATTGGGTGACACGCACCGATGGCTCAGTACATATCACACGCGGAAGCACTTTTGATAATCGTAAGAATTTATCGGAAACCGCACTTGCGGAACTGAAGGCGCGCTACGAAGGTACGCGCACAGGAAGGCAAGAGTTATACGGCGAACTGCTAGAACAGGCAGAAGGCGCACTATGGCAACGCGATTGGATAGAACGAAGCAGAATCACGGCAGATAAATTGCCACCTCTGTATCGCATAGTTGTAGCCATTGACCCAGCAGTAACCAGCGGAGAAGATAGCGATGAAACAGGAATCATCACAGCAGGAGCATCATCAGACGGACAGTTCTATATCCTCTCTGATGACACTCTACGCGCTACTCCAAACGAATGGGGCAAACGCGCAGTCGAAGCGTTTCATCAATGGAAAGCAGACCGCATTGTCGCCGAAACAAACAATGGCGGAGATATGGTCGTCATGGTTCTTCAACAGGTCGATAGAAATGTTCCTGTCACCAAAGTTCACGCAACGCGAGGAAAAAGAGTAAGAGCAGAACCCATCTCGGCTCTCTACGAACAGTTCCGCGTTCATCATGTCGGCGCATTTCCACAGTTGGAAGACCAAATGGTAATGTGGACTCCTGATACAGCCACATCACCCGATAGACTTGATGCTCTAGTATGGGCACTTACAGAACTCAAAGATGGTTCAGTTTCCTTGACAGGATTACAGAACCTCGCGATTATCTGTCGCTCATGTCAGATGCCAAATAAGAAAACAAACAGGATTTGCGAATACTGTAACGCAGCACTAGGAGCATAAATGGCAGTTACTTACAATACCGTGATAGACCAAGGTGCGGATTGGTATATAACTTTTATTTATGAACAACCTAGTGGAAGTCCTGTCAATATCACGAACTACACAGCAGCACTTCAAGTACGCACTTCCCCATTGGCTAAAACAGCAGTATTGACTTTGACAACAGGAAGCGGTATTACTATCACCGGTAATACAGGAACTATTGCGTGTCATGCGACTAACACACAGACAGCAGCAATCACTAATGGCAGATATGCCTACGATATTGAAATTACTTCACCGCAAAATGTTGTCACTCGGCTGGTTCAAGGAACAGTTGAAGTTAGCCCACAAGTAACGAGGACATGATGGCAGACGAAACAGTAGTAGTTCAAGTAACGCAGCCAATCATTCGCGTTACTGCTCCCGGACCACAAGGCGGAGCAGCACAGATTTTCTATGTTCACACACAAGCAGTTTCAAGTGCGACATGGACAATCAATCACAATCTTGGTGGCGAACCTACTGCGGTTGTGCTTGATTCAGCAGGTACTCAATGTGAAGGCACATTCAGTTATCCAAGTAAGAACACAATGATAATCACCTTCACGGCAGCCTTCACAGGCACCGCGTATGTAATCTAGGAGAAATAATGGCACGCAAATTTCTAGTCAGCATTGACCTGAACAAGAACGAATTACAAAACGCGGTAATTCAGAACCTCGGTACGGCACCATCTAGCCCACTTGATGGTCAGATTTATTACAACACCTCAGACGATACGCTGTATTTTTACAATGGAACTCAATGGGTCAATTTCGTACAGACGACACAAGTTCAATACGGCACATTCAGCAATCGCCCTACGGCTAATACTGTTCCTGCTGGCACACTCTATTTCGCGACAGATAACAATCTCCTTTATCTCAGCGATGGTTCAACATGGGACCAAATCTCATCGTTCGGTACAGTTTCAGCACAGACTTCTTACGGCGATACTTCGTCAAGTGGTAGCAGCAACGACTATGCTCGCGCTGACCACACACACGGAACGCCATCACTTACTAGCACAGCACCGCAAACACTTGCGGCTGGTGGAACTAACAGCGTAGGTACTGCTACTACACCTGCTCGCGCAGACCATGTTCACGCACTACCTAACTTTGGTAATGTCACCGCACAAACTACTTTCGGTGCTTCTTCCGCGAATGGTTCAGGCACAGAGTTCGCTCGTAATGACCATACTCACGGAACACCTGTTCATGACAACGCAGCACACAGCGCAATCAATCTTTCTGCGCTTACTGTTCCTCTTGCTGATGTGTCTTTCGGTAACTACAAAATTACGAACCTCGCAGCACCATCAGCCGATAGTGACGCAGCAACTAAGGCGTATGTTGATGCTACTGCGCAAGGACTACTCATCAAAGAGGCAGTTCATCTAGCAACTGCGGCAATTCTTCCTAACAGCCCTGCTTGGACTTCTGCTAATGGCGGAACAATCACAGCAGGAAGCAACACCACACTCACAGTAGATGGCGACCAAGTTCTTGCTGGTCAGCGCGTCCTCGTCAAGAACGAAGCAAGTCTTGGTGGTCTTGGTGGTCAATACAACGGCATCTATGTATTGTCACAAGAGGGTGATGGTTCTAATCCATGGATTCTTGTTCGTTCTGCTGACGCAAATACCTCTGCTGAAGTCAAGTCGGGTATGTTTACATTCGTACAGACTGGCGATACTCTTGCTAATACTGGCTGGGTTCTTACAACTGACAACCCAATCACTCTCAACACTACTGTTCTTGAATTCACTCAGTTCTCGGGTGCTGGTACTTATACCGCAAGCAATGGTGTTGCTCTCGGCGCAGTCGGCGGAGCCAATAATTTCTCTGCTGTTGCTGACACAGGTATCTCTGTCAGTTCCGCAGGTATCGCTATCGATACTACTCTTGTTGTACGCAAGTACGCAGCCAATGTCGGCGATGGTTCAAACACCTCATACACGATTACCCATAACCTCGGCACTCGTGATGTTGTTGTTACTGTTTATGACAACAGCAGCCCATACGCAGAAGTGATTTGCGATGTTCAACATACCAACACCACTTCAATTACTCTGCTATTCTCAGTTGCTCCAACTTCAAACCAATATCGTGTAGTCGTACACGCTTAGGAGGCATAGCGTGGGTCTGTTCGACAGATTGGCGCGAGCAGTTGCGGCGGAGATACAGAAAGCACCAAATCTTCCGCCCGGAACTGTGACTATTTCTGAACAAGATATGGTCAATCGCTCGCGACCTATGAATCAAACATACGGTCAATCCGTAGGATTACCTCGTAATCCAATTTGGCCAAATGTTCCTTTTACTCCTGGGCAACCTATTGTTCCGGGAGCGATAAATCCATTACGCGAAGATGGTCGTCCTGACCCACGCCGATATGAATATCAAGTTGCGCAGAATATCAATATTACGGAAACGCGTCTTATTCCTTTCAAGACGCTTCGTGCTACTGCTGACCAAGTAGATATTATTCGCCGTTGCTTAGAAGTTGTAAAGAACAAAATTACAGGCATGGATTGGGATATTGTCCTCAGCGAAGATGCGTCTGAGCGCATAGCAGCAGAATCAGGCAAAGACCATGTTCGTGCGATGGCTTCTGCTCGCGAAAAATTCACAGAAGATATTGCTCGTTTGCGTTCATTCTGGGAAAACCCTGACCGCGCTAATGGTTATACATTCACTGATTGGATAAATCTTTCGCTTGAAGAAATTCTAGTGATTGATGCGTGGGCGATTTGGCCACAAAAATCAGTAGGCGGAGAGTTATACGGATTTCAAGTTCTTGATGGTTCAACTATCAAGCCACTTATTGACGACCGAGGCATGCGCCCGATACCACCTAACCCTGCGTTCCAACAGATTCTTTACGGATTTCCTCGTAGTGAATTCATGGCGCCGATGGAAATGGAAGATGCTGATGGGGAATTTACCTCTGACGAATTATCTTATTTGGTCAAAAATAGACGCTCATGGACTATCTATGGATTTTCCCCAACTGAGCGGTCATTACCTCTTGCTGACATTTATTTGCGAAGACAACAATGGTTACGAGCAGAGTATACAGATGGCGTACTCCCTGAACTAATGTTCCAAACCGATGCGACTTTCGGTAACAATCCTGAGTTGCTTCGTGCGTATGAGAATATCTTCAACGATGACCTTGCTGGTCAAACTCCACAGCGTAAGCGCGCTCGCGTTCTACCTGCTGGTATGACACCACATCAATTTGATGGTTATGGTGAAAAGTTCAAAGATGTTCTAGATAATTATCTTGTTACATCTATCTGCGGTCATTTTGGTGTTCTACCAAGTGAAATTGGATTTAGTGGTTCAGGTTCGCTAGGAGCTTCAGGACTACAACAAGGCGAAACACTCTCAGGCGAAGTTATTGGTATCGCTCCGCTTGTAGATTGGATTAGCAAACAACTTACAAATCTTTCTTATGTTTATCTCGGCATGCCACGCGAACTTGAATTCCGTATTCAATTTGAATCAAAGGTTGATACAGAAGCAGAAGCACGCCGCATTGACATTGAATTGAAGAATGGTGGGCGCACCGTCAATGAAGCGCGTTCTATCAACGGATTACCATTGCTAGATACGCCACAGGCAGATATGCCAATGCTTTATAGCGGTAGCGGATTGTTCTTCCTATCACCGGAAGGAATCATTGATGCCGCAACAGCAGCAAGCGCAAGTGCTCTTGAAGGTCCTGATGCTGAGGCGATTGACAGCGAACTCACCATCGGCAACCAACCTCAAACCGAAGAAGGACAACTGGTTCAAGAGGTGGCAGAGGAAAAGAAGGAAGAAGAAAGTGATTCGGCTACTCAGGAGGCTAAGAAATTCCTGAAGTGGCTACGCAAAGGTCACCGCAATCGTTCTTTCAACTTTGAGCATGTAGAACCTGAATATGCTGAAATCATCAACAAGTATGTTGCGTTAGGCGATGAGGAATCTGCTCGCTGGCACATGGAGAGATACTTAGGACTCTAATGAAACCGAACAGAACGCGACTCAAAACAAGACTCGCTGTTCGCCATGTTCGTTCAGTTCGTCAAGGACTCAATGCGCTTGTCAGTATTGACCAAATACTAGATGCGTGGTTTTCAACGCAAGACCCGATTGACAGCACAGAGGGCAATACGCCAAGAACTATCTCAACGCAGATGGCTCGCGACTGGGCTAGAGTTCATATTCAAATCAAAGATAAAGAAGTTCTAAATAGTGCGCTCGGCAGAATCTACGCAGACTCGTGGGTTCTTGGTGAGGACATTACAGACTACGAATTGGCTCGCGCTCTCGGTCTGCGCAAAGCAGCACCAAGCCCAAAACAATTACGGCGTTCGCTTGGAATCAACTGGGCTACATGGCGTCCGGGAAATAGAGCAGCAGCAAGATTACTTGCCCCACCAAACGGGCTCAAACGCCTCTTAGACGCTCGCGGATTGAAACTTCAAGGAATTACTCGAACGACCCTAGACCGCATTGGCACAAGCCTTGCTGAAGGTCTAAAACAGGGTCTTTCTCGGCGCGCTATGGCAAAAGATTTAGAAGCAATACTCAATGACCCTGAACGAGCATTGATGATTGCTGGAACTGAAAGCAGTAACGCTGTTGTTCAGGCTAGTAAAGACCTCTACCGCGATAGCGGAGTAGAGATGGTTCAATGGCTAGTCGCAGACCCTTGCGAGGATTGCCAAGAAAATTATGACCAATCGCCAATACCTATTGGTGAAGAATGGCGCAACGGCGACCCACCAGTTCACCCGAACTGTATGTGCGATATTGCTCCTTATGTAGTAGATACGCAAGAATGGGCAGCAGTTTATGGCGAAGACGCAGAGTAAAGGAATGAACATGAAAGAAACAAGCATCTATGCTGGCATCGTCAAGATGGACGATAATGGCGATGGAACGCTCACCGTCTATGGTAAAGCAACAGACGATGCGCTAGATATTGACCAACAAATCTGTGACCCTGTTTGGCTAGATAAGGCTATGCCTGAATGGTTCATGACTGGTGGAAATATCCGTGAACAACACAGCAATATCGCGGCTGGTGTTGCAGAAGAATACGAAAAGAAATCAGACGGACACTACATCTCTGCGCTAGTAGTAGACCCTGTTTCTGTCAAGAAAGTAAAATCTCGCGTACTCAAAGGTTTCAGCATCGGAATCAAATCTCCGCGTGTTGTTAGAGACCAGAAGGCGGCAAATGGTCGCATTGTTGATGGTCAAATCGTAGAAGTTAGTTTGGTCGATAGACCTGCTAATCCAAATTGCCAACTTGTTTTGGCTAAATCAGTCAATGGTGATAAGTCACTAACGAAAGTAGAGGAACTGGTGGAAACTAACATAGAGAAAGAGATGGCAGCAGAAGCGATGCCTATGAGCGGTGAAGCCAAAAATGTTCCTTCCCGTGATGAAATGGTTGAGCGTTACGCTGCTGCTCGCAAAGCACTAGACGAAGTAACACGCATGTGCAAAGAATGCGGTTATGACGATATTGAAAAGCAATATGGCGAATCAGCAGAGGAAGAAACCGCTGAGGGTCCAATGATTGGCGCCGAAACTGCGCAACACGAATTAGAAGAAGCCAAGAAAGAAGTTGTTGTTGAAGACAACGAAATGGCTGACAAGTCTGTACACAAGTGCCTAGAGTGCGGCTGTAACATGCCTTCACAATCACATGGCAATCCAAATGTTTCTACTGCTGTCATGGTCACACCTGACCAAACACCAGTACCAACACCTGCTATTCAACCACCAACGCCAAAGAGCGTTGAAACAATCCTTCCACCTTCAACTATTGAAGAAGTAGGAACGATTATTGAAGAAGATTCTGACGAGGAAGACTCGGCAGAGAAATCCCTGCTCGCTGATGTCAATATTACTGACATCGTTGAGAAAGCCGTAAAGAGTGCTATCGCATCTGTTGAAGCACAAGTCGCTGAGTTGAAATCCGCAAAAGAGGCGGTAGAGAACAAGGCTGCTGGACTTGAATCAGAGTTAGCAACGGCAAAATCTCTCGCAATAGGTGGCGGTCCAAAACGGACAACCATAGCGACAGGTGCTAAAACAAACAACGAGTGGAAAGCAAAAGCAGATTTATATCTAGCAAAGGCTTCCGCAACAACCGATAACGATTTGGCTAAGGGATACCGCGAAATGGCAAAAGATTATCTTGCTAAAGCGGAAACCGAAGTCAAGGCGTAACTCTTTACAGAAAGATAACAATGGCTAAAACACAACTCAAAGCAGCGGACTTGTACAACGAGTCCAATCCAAAAGTTGCTGCTGAGCGCCATGAGGAATACACCTCAGAACTAAGCAAGGCACTTTCCGCGCCTCGCTCGTTCGATGGTGAAACTCTTGGTGGTTCAACTGATGCCGTATCACAGATTGAAGCACTTGTTGCTAACAAGTCGCTCTCTCCTGATGCTGTTGCTTCATTGAACAACGCTCTCGCAGCACAGCGTGGCGCAGTTGGTGATATCAATAAGGAAATCACTCTTACTCAGCCACTTACTTCATCGTTCGCAGCATTCGACCTCGAAGCACCTGCGAAACTTCTAACACCTCGCCCAACACCTCTCCGTAACAAACTCCCACGCAAGCGTGGAGTTGGTACCTCACATCGTGTCAAGAGAATTCTTGGATACACTGGTACCGGAACTGGCGGACAAGGAAACATTTGGCCAGGTATTACTGAAACAACTCAGAACAACTTTGCTCCGGGAGCATCTAACCCACTCTACTTAGAGCGCGGTCCACAGATTTCCTACACAGCAGACGACCTCGTGTTGCCTTACAACTCCTACTCACTATCTGACCAAGTTTCGTTCGATGCGAACTTCTCAGGTATGGGATATCAAGACCTTCGCCAACTTTCCTCAACATCTACGCTATACGCAACAATGTTGATGGAAGAGCGCATGCTCTTGTTCGCACGCGGAACTGCTAGCGCATACTCAGGTCTGCTCGCAGTACCTGCTGCTCCAACCGTAGTTGCTACTGCTGCTACTTCTCAACTTCCTGCTGTTACTGGTGTAACTGGCAAGGTATGGGTCAAGGTAGTTGCTTCTGCTGGCGCATTTGGCGGAACAACCGCTTCTGCTGCTGGTAGCGACACACCTGCTTCAACTGAATACATCAAGGTAACAATTGCTGCTGTAACAGGCGCAGTTGCTTATGATGTTTATGTTGGAACTGGCTCATCTGCTCCTGCTGATTCAGCAATGTTCTATGCTGGAACAACCGCAACCACTACTTTCAATGTAACTGGTGCGCTTCCAACAACAGGAACAACTGTTGCTACAATCAACGCAGCAGGTAACACCTCTGCTTACGCGACTGGATATGACGGAATTCTTCCAACAGTTCTCGGTCCAAACAGCGGTTACAACAACACAATCAACACCACATTCAGCACCGGAAATCCGGGAGTTGAATATCAAGAGGTCTTCTATAACCTCTACAACAATGTCAAGGCTGACCCAGATGAAATTCTCATCAACGGCTCTGACCGCAAGCAACTTTCTGATGCAATCAAGAACGGCTCAACTGCTAACTATCGTCTAAACCTCACACAAACTGATGTTGGAGATTATGTTGGTGGCGCAACCATCGGTGCTCTTTACAATGAAATCACTGGTAAGATGGTTCCTCTGACTGTTCACCCATGGCTAACACAAGGCGTAAGCCCTGTGCTTTCCTACACGCTTCCAATTCCTGACACAGAAGTTTCTGATGTATGGGCTGTTATCAATGTACAGGACTACATGGGCATTCAATGGCCTGTTGTTCAGTTCTCCTATGACTTCAGCACCTACTTCCGTGGAACATTCTTCTGCTACGCTCCTGCATGGAACGGCGCAGTTTCCGGAATTCAGCAAGCATAGTTACAACTGAATAATGAGTGAGGGTGCGTCAAATAGTGGGCGCACCCTTGTTCACTGCGAGCATGTGTATAAACATATTGGCGCTACATTGTGTCCACATTGTGGCTACAACACACATGAAACAGATTGGTCAATACAGCACGAATTACATCGGGAATGGATAGCCAGCGGAAAAGCCAAATTTGGTGGCTGGTGGTCTATTTAGGAGAGGCATTATGGGCAGATTCATTCCACCGCAAGGACTACGCGAAATAGGCATCAAAACTAAACGCGGCACTAAAGTAATCAAAGCAGGTAAAGATGGATTATTTCATGTGGATAATCCGAAATTGGAACGCAAATTGAAAGAAGAAGGCTTAGGCATCGCAAGCGCGAGTGGGTTTATTGAAGGTCAAGGCTACCCATGTACGCAATGTGGATTTGGTTCATGGTTCAAGAAATGTTCTCGTTGTGGGCATGAGAACGAACGAATAGAGAGAGATGGTTCAAGTGGCTAACGCAATCAACCCAACCACACAGCAATTCTCAACACCATATCTCACTACACAGGAATATCGCAACGCGCCTACTGCGATTGACATTGACAATCTTGTATTCAATAGCAGCGACCCTGATGTTCAAGACAGCGAATTAGCAAATGTTATTGCTCGCGCTTCATCATGGATTGACACTTATTGTAATCAAATTTTAGGCGCAACAACAGAAACAGAAACACAGCGTTCGCGTATCTCGCCTGACGGAACTATCAAATTTCACCCACGCTACAACCCTATTATCGCTCTTACAGATTTTTGGTATGGCAATCCTTCAACTAATTTGATTCAAGCACAAGACTGCTCAGTTGCATGGCTAGAAAATCAACAGATTATTTTTCCTTACGCAAACCTCAGCACAACTTTTACTTCACAAGGTCCTATTCAATTTGGTTTTCCTAGCACATCAGGTCAAGTCGTATATCTCAAATATACTTATGTCAATGGTTATCCAAACAGCCTCATCGCAACAGCAGTAGCAACACAATCAACGCTAACTGTTACAAACGGAACAGGCATTACGGCTGGCGACCAACTCAAGATTTATGACGGCATGTATTCTGAGAATGTAACAGTAGCCTCAACTTATACTTTCGGTTCTACAACTGTTCCTCTAACGAGTCCTCTGATATACTCACACACCGCAGGTGTTTCTATTTCCGCACTACCACCTGCTATCAAAGAGGCTGCTATTCTTGCTACAACCGCTATGCTCAAAGTTCGTGGTGATAGTTCACTTACTATGGCTGTTGGCACTCTGCCAAATCAAGCAACAACACCACAAGTTCAAGCCAGCATTTCAGATGATATGAGCATGGCTATGGCGTTGTTAGCACCATATCGCAGGATTAGATAATGTCACGCCGAGTAGTACGCGAGAATGTCGCGAACTGGATTTCTTCGGCGCAGATAACTACGCTGAATCAAGTCTTTACTTCTTTCCCGAAGCGTATCAATTTTCAAATGAATTCATTTCCCGGTCAAAACTCACGCGCAGCAGCAGTCGTGTTCATTGAAAACGAACAAGAAACGCGTATCGCTATTGGTGGCGTTGGCGATATGTCGCAAGGCGGATTCGGCAAAGGCTGGAAGCGTGTTGATTACGGCGTTGCGTTACAAATCTTTCATCACTCTTTACAGCGTGAAGCGGAAGATGCGATGGACGATTTTGACCAACTCATTGACGCAGTAAAAGAAAGACTTCGTGCGGGTCAGCATACTTTAGGTAATGATAATCCGAACGAGATTTGGCAAGCAGCCGAACCAAACATAGATGTTCAGTACGGTGAGCCACTAACTAACGAAGGTGGCGCAACTGAAACTTGGGCAGCGATACGGTTCACCGTAACGCAGATGATAGAAACATAAGGAGAATCCTGTGCCCCGTTATGAATACAACGGCGAAGTTGAGCGTTCTTTTCCTACGCTTGGCATCACTGTCAAGAAAGGTGATTCATTTGATGGTCCCGAAGGTCTAACGGCTCCGGGATTGTCACTTGCTTCATCTGCTAAATCCGCACCTGCGGCATCAGCACCAAAGGAAAAATCAAAAGAAGAATCAAAACCGTCAGCCTCGTCTGACATGAACGCAGGAGCGTGAATAAATGGCATCAGCAAAACCCTCCGTACGCAGTTACCTCGGCATCGCTAAGGAAGTAACACCAGCAACGCCAGTTTCAGCAACGGATTTTATCCCCATCAGCAAAGATGCTTTCAAGCCTGTTGATATTATCGCACCTCTGTATGACACAGGGCTACGCGGTTCAATGGCTGAAAACTACACATACATTCAGGGTCGCCGTCACACAGAAATTGATGTGGCTGGTCCTGTATTTGCTGACACAGTTGGTTATTGGCTCGGCGGTATCATGGGTTCAGTAGCAACAAGCGGAGCTTCAGCACCATTCGCACATACTATTACGCTAAAGAACGCAACAGGTGTCGGCGCAGACGCACAACCAACATCTTTCACTTTGGAAGATATGTATGTTGCGAACAATCGCTACTATCC